AACGTGTGAAAAAACAACCTCTCTTCTTGTCGTTGAACGGGACAAAGTCAAAAGGTCGAAGGCCAATTCCGGTCGGTATAATTCTTGTAAGACCATTCGGATGAAAGGCGTATCCATTCTCTTGTACCTTTACTGCGCCGTTGATTGGACCAAGATCGTTAAGGACGTCAACTGCTCCAGCGTTAAAACCAATCCAGTCAGTCGGATCACCAGCAGCAGTGTAACGAACGCGTTGAGTTTTGAACGTTCCACCCTCAAACGTGTTTAGCGCAAGCAAGTGCGTTGCCAACTCAAGCAAAAACTTCGCTGGAACAGCGTCAGGTGAAACTGTGGCAAACGCACCGGTAATACCATCCCACGACTGGACCTTATCAATTCCTTGAGAAAATAACAACTTGTTGTTGACAACAGACCATGACATTAAGTCGGTGTCTGTCCCATTTAGTAACCCACCAATCACATTCCACGCAGGATACGCAAGTTCGTACAGTGAGTCGCGTAGAAACGCTGCGGAATGTCTGTTACCATTCTTATCATAGAAATCGGCAAAGCCGACTGGTGGGCTAACCAAACTATCGACAGCTGAGTTACCTGGTCTAACTGACGCGCTGGCCTTTCTTAAAATGACGTTGAGACATTCAGAGAAACCAAACTGCTCAATAGCATTCATTGGCAGTTCAGATTGTATTCCACCGAACGGACCAACAAAAGGAAACTCAGGTAGCTCCTCTTGTATTCGTTCTAGTGTCTTAATCCCCATAGTGTTGTTTACAAAGCTACTTTAGCTGTCAAACCCTCGGACAACACCGCACCAGCCGCGACCTCAATCGTTGTCCCAATTGAAACTGCTGCTGTTGGATCAAGCGACGACGATCCAGGACATGTAATTTTGGTAGTTCCGTCTGACAACGCACAAATAAAGAGCGGGAAAAACTCGTTGTTTGGCAACACGACAAAGTGCACTGTCAAGCCGAGAACCATTATACCGGCCATAGCTATGTCGAACAGTGGCACGACGTCGTCGATATAGACCCTAAAAGTCGCCGCGGTTGCACCATTAACCGACTTAGCAGCAGCGAATAGATCAATCTGACAACCAGACTTGAGTGCCCCTGCCGGAATTACAATCGTGTTAAGAGGTACCTCAGCACCTGGAACAATCGACGCTTGCGTCAAATCCTCGAAGACACCGTTGTAACGAACGTCGAGCCAGTTGGTTCCATCCCATTGAAAAAGCACTCCGACGTCGTAAGCATAATACAGAACGCCATTATTAGCTTGTCCAAAACCAGCTTCCGGTGTTGGTCGATTGACTAATATACCAACAGCGAACGCCGACATACGTTCTTGTATGTCAAGCTTTGTCTGACGAAAATCTTCTGCACCAAGAGATGCTAGTTGTGTATCTGGTGGAAAGGTGTTGTCCCAAACATTAGTGAATGCCAACGGTTTGCCCAACCTTCCGATGTTTACGCATCAAGACTTCGCTAATATCAGTGCGGTAATGCTTGTCAGGAACTTGAATCTTCTCTGCAACTTTTGTTGCTTCTGCGACAGCACTTTCAATAGTTTGACCGTGCCCAATCACAACTCCCAAAATGCCGTGGCTTCCAGCAGATTGTAATTCTTTGCCAACAAGCATCAAGTCCATCGGGTAAAACTGATCGTGTGTCTTTATAGCAACCCCACCTTTTACGTCGCCATGTAACGTTGGATATGGTGGAATGCTAACACGTAGCCCCGCTGCGAAGCCTTCTGCTAACGGCATAGAAGTTGCTTGACCGCGCGCAAAGTCTGACAAGAACTCACCACATTCAACTTCAAGGAGTCCGTACAACAATGCTGGCATAGCATCGTAACCAAAGCGCGGAGTGAACTCAAGAGCATAAACGTCGTCTTCGGCTACGATTACATTAACATCAATTGGGCCACGATAGTCGTTGTCCGAAAGAAACTTGTCCAACTTGTGAACAGTGTTCTCAACTAACTCATCTTCCGAAGCCCATACGACATTTCCGGCACAGCCAGTAGCCGGTCCAAGATCGCCGTTGGCGAAAGCCTTTGCTTCAAGAGTATGGTTGCAAGGACAGATTCTATCCTGTCCATCGAACCACACTTCTGTAGAAATGTCTGTACCCTTAACAAACTGTTGAAGCTCGAATTCAACTGGTTTTCCACGAAACTCCTCTAGACGGTGAGCAAGCTCGTCTATGTCTTTCGCGACGAATGATGGCACGACTCCAGAACTCTCACCAATTGGTTTGACGACAAGCATGTCTTCATGCTCAGTAATAAACTCAAGCGCAACTTCAACGTCTGAAAACTTCTTCGACTTAGGCAACGTCAGTCCACACGCTTTCATAACTTCACGTGCGTACGCCCTGTCCATTTCTAACCGATCTGCGAGTATTGATCCGCCAAGAACATAATGATTCGTACTACGCAGTAAATCAGCCAAATGACCAGAGCCAGTACAATCGAATATGTAAATGGTCTCTTTATCAGGCGTGAAAGTAAAGTCATCGTGTATCCTTTTAATCAGTCCTTTACCAATATCCTTAGACTGATCGTGACGAATCCACATAGCAACTTCGTTGCCTTCATTGGCGACGCGTAGTGCAAGTCCTAAACCGTCGCCGTCTTCACTAATAAAAAAGAATTTCATGTTTCTTTTCTGAAAATCCTTTCAGTACCCTTTGGGTCCCACTCAATATGAAGATGTTCGTTAGTAGTTCCAACGTCTTCGATAAACAAATCAAAACCAAGTGGCCCAAGTAAGTCAATCAAATAACGAAGAATTGCGTCAGTTGTCGGACGGTCTAACATATGAGTGCGAAAATCACACGCTTTTCCTTCTGGATGAATACGAATTGGGTCGTTTTCGTGTGAATCAAGAGCCGTTGTAATAACAGCGTGTTTACCAAAATTGTTGTAAACGACCTCAACAACTCCGCAGGCGTAGAACATCTGGTGACAAAGACCATCAAGAATTACTTGTTTTTTAATAATCACTTTAAGTGTGCCAACAAAAACTTCACAAGTTCAACAGCAGTAACAGAACCTACACCAACTCCACCATATTTTGCAACTGGATGGTTCCAATCAACTCGCCAAGAGCCACGGCCATTACCATTTTTAGGCTTGTTGTGTTCAGCCTTCTCACGTTCTTCAAGACGCGCAATAGACTCGGACTGAGTATTATACTTAGAGAACAAGTCGTTAATATGACCTTTGAATTCAGTATCTAATGATCCAATACGTTCGCCTTGTGCCCTAAAATTGGCGTTGTTCTCATTCTTGTGTTGAACCATCTGGTCACTAAGAGCCTTGGTAGAACCTTCTAAACGACCAACAGCCATTAGTAAATCGTTGAGTGCGGCCATTATGACAAATACCTTGTTCTTTCAGTATCTGGTAGTTCACTAGCACGTTCAGAAGGTACTGCTTCAACAGTTTCAAGTTGCTTTGGCAACGCTATCATCAATTCCTTCCAAAGTGGGTGTTTACGTGCCGTTTGTAAGCCGCTAACGGCAGCAGCTAAACAACCACCAAAAAAACCACTAATAATAGCGTAAGATGGCGAGCCAGATATTTTTATGGCAGCATACCCGGCTGTGCCCCATCCAGCAAGACCGGATAGAAGCACTGCTGTTCCAACTGCAATGATGAACGTTACCCACTTTTTAATGTCGCCCTGTGGCAGAAGGTCGAACATTAGTTACTCGTTGGTTGTTACTGAGAAGCCTTCTCGATCTTGTGACCGATACCAACAACACCGAAAGCTGCTGCCAAAGCTAGAAGCGGTTGTACTAAGTCACTGTAGCCCAGGAATCCAGCTAAACCAGCTGAGACAAAAAGTCCGCCACCAACCCAAGTCTTCCAACCACTCATCATAAGAGTATCCTCCACGCAAACGTTTTAGAATTCCAAAGTACAACCATGAAAAAACATAAGGAAAGCGAGAATGCCGAGTGCAACTGCTATTAGCATTTCTCTCTTACCAAACTTTGTTCTGTCAAATTTCATGTAGTATAGAATCCTGCTATACAACCAGGAGAAACGACTTGCGTTCCGCCCAAGGTAATGATTTCCATGCTGGTCCAGTTGTCGCGAGCAAAAACCGCACTATGAGCCGTATCGGAAAACACGGCATTTGCACCCGCGCCCGCCGTAGCGGTAGCCACAAGTGCTGTCGCTACCCCCTGTTTATAGGGCGTAAACGTGGCGTTGTTGGTCGGAGCCGTCTGCTGGAGACAATACAGATTTCTAATGGTTCCCGCACGCGGTATAGGTGCAGCTTGAAGCGCGTCTGTCGTAGCCAACGCTTTGTTGTAGTACGCGGAAGTGAATCTAGTTTGTGACGCACTCAGAGCTAAACCAGATTTTGGGTAGATAATCAGCGCAGTCATGTTGGCCGCTGTTGGTCGAGCGTCGAGTGTGATAGACGATATGGCCCCAGTAGCTGCCGCACCGTTGTTGTTCACGATCTGTACTGAAAACCGATCTCCTCCTACATAGGAAACCGTTGAGGTAATACACTGTATGCCAATTCCAGTACTTAGAGCTACAGTAAGTGCAAGTGCTGTAGCGGCTTCGTTTTTACGAACCGTCGCGACGTAATTACCTCCAGAGGCATTGCTAGTCGTCATGGATATGCACATCTTAATAATGTTAACAGCATCAGGCATGACCAGTTCGACTACCTGCTCGGTCGTATTGGTCAAGGTGTTACCCTGACCAGGATTTATATATACCGTACCCGCGGCGGCGACGGCGCCATTTGGCTCCATTATTAAAGGTTGAGAAGTTGTTCCCGTGATAGAAGACGCCCAAAAAGTGGGTCCGGGAGTACCCAAGATACCTTGGCTCCCGCTAAGAAACTCGTTTTGTTCGATTCGGAAGGTCGAGGAAGTTTGTGAGAAACATTCCGGTGTCGCGACAGTCGCAACAGTTGTAGTTAAATTATCAGCTGTGCGCTGTATAACTACTGCTGGATTTACAGTTCCAAACCACACATCTCCTATGCTTCCTACTACAGCAGCGTTTGTACAAATCGACGGGCCGCTTAAATTCATTCCCGTTATCATTGGAACTCTAACAGAGGCCGCGCCAACGGCAAACGGAATTGGGGTAGTAGTTGCAATCCCACCGCCAATGATTCCGCCGACAATTAAACTAATACCACCAACAGACTCAGACCACACATTCGGTGCGGAACAAGTATAATATTTATTAGTCGCAGTTTCAGTGTACAAATCTCCGATAGTACAAATTGTCGGGATAGAAGCAAGAGATGTCGAGTATGACGGGTATCTTAGATAGAATCCCTGTCCGTTAACTAGCGGAGTTAAAAGCAGAAAAGCCACGAATGTTATTAAGTTTCTCATACTAGTCCTTTGAACAAAAATGCGACAATGATTGCTTTCTTCATAACTAGTTAACGACCCAATAATTGAAGCAAGCTGGAGTTGCGGTTGGTGCAACGACGACGGTCGCTGTGAAACTAGCTCCAGCGGAACGCGCTGTAACGACTGGTGTTCCGATTACTAAAATGCTCTGCGTGTTGCAAGTGATTCCAAGACGCGAGTTCAGAGACGAATCTTCCTCAATGAAAATCTGGCTATTGGCCGTCACGGCTGTAGTGCTGACTACCGTAGAAGTTGTAGTCGCGTCAATCACAAACGCACCAGCCGGAGCTGCCCCACACGCCGCTGCTCCTGCGCTGTCGGCACAATTCGTGGTTGTAAGATATAATGGACTTTTAACCGATACTCCGAAATATGCTGCAACCGTTGATGCAATATTTACAAGGTTACTGCCATCAATTCCGGCGATAGCAATTGAGTCACTATTCGCAGCATTCTGACCACCATAATTAGTGCCATTTGGGATAGAAACTTGATGGCTTTGACTGCCAGTCACGCCAACGCCCAACGAGCCGCCGGTATAAGTGGCGTTGCCAGCGGACGCAATGTTAACTTGGTTTGCAGCGTTCAGCTTGAGCACTTCAACTTCGGCGCTGTCAGCAGCATTCCTCCATGCGGCCCCTGTATTATTTGATAGCACCAACTGGTTTCCATTAGAAGGAGGAACGCGGGCCAGCGAAATGTTAGAGAGAGCGTCGTTCCCGAACCACCCACCACCACCAAAACCAGTTGTAGAAATAGTTGCGCCACCTGCTGTGTTAAAAAAATTACCAATAACAGTAAGATGAGTACTAGAACCAGACACAGTCCCATCGCCAACGTTGAAAGCTTCTGTAGTGCCACCATAAGTATTACCGATAAAACTTCCGTTTGCAGTGCTACGTATATAATAACCTTTTGTGTCAGCGGCATTTCCAGTGAAACAATTATAAATATTCAAATCTTTGATTCCAGTCACGTTGTGAAGATAAATAGCGTAACCTGTCGCGTTTGTGGATTGCTCCCAACGAACATTTTGAATGCTGATCGCGTCTGATATTACTATGTCAGTTGTAGAGTTCCAATAAAGTCCATAGGTACCATTAACCCACGCTTGGTACCCATCCCAGGTAACATTATTAAGAATAACACCGTCAGCAATTTTCCAATTTGGTTGGGAAGAATGTGCAATAGTATAAATGTCCTTGAAGTGCGTGTGATCCAAACTGATACTGGCTACGTTTGGATCGGTAAGAATACTGAACGGAAGGTCCGCGTTTATCGTTATTTGACTAACGTCGAACGTTTGTCGACCTGCTAGTTCAATACCAATACTGGTATGAGTGCCAACATCAGTCCAGTTAGAAATGTTTATATTTGTTATTCCTAACTCTTCACCATCGACAATCTCAATAGCTTTTTTTCCAGCGTTGGCGTTTCCTGCACCATCAATTTGAAGATCGTGAATCCCACCCATGACAACAGCCGTGGCTGCGACCTTCTTGTATTTAATTGCAGAGCCGGTACCAGAATAGACTAAAAAAGTGCATTTTGGTCCACAGCCAATAACAGACACTCCGTCTGCGGTGACGTTAATTCCAGGACTACCAGCCAGCGTGAAATTACCCGCCCCAAACAAAAGCACTACAGGTTTATTGATTGTGATCGTGGCTGCTGCCGATCCACTACTCTCAAAACCTCTGGCGTCCACAGTACCACCAGTCGCAGGCAGGGCTGCAATAGCCAAAGCTATTTTTGCTCCGGCGTCTGCGCCAGAAAACTTATCGGCGTAGCAAACAGCAGGAGTCTGTGCAAGATTGGTCGAACTATCAATTGTTAACGGTTCACACGTTGTACCACCAACTACAACGGAACCAACTGCCGCTCCACCACCAGCGGCAACCATCCAACCAGTAAATGTAACAGTTAAAGTAGGAGTGCCTGTAGCAACAGTTCTGGTAACTAACGTAATACGAATGAAATTCGGCGTGCCACTTATAAATGCTCCAGAACCGTTCGACGTACAAGTATTCGCAAGACCAAAGTCAGACCAACCACCAGTGCCAGTAGCAGATTGTTCTGCCTTAACAGAACACGCGGACAACGTTCCAACACTGATATTCCACGCAAGTCTGCTAGAAGTCATGGCTGTGCCAATCGTTCTAACAGCAGCACCACTACCAACAGCAGTAAAGTTGTCTGTCTTCAAGACAACATACTGCTGTGCATAACATGTACTGAAAGTGCAGAAGAGGCAAAACGCCAAAATTTTTGCGCCCCTGAGCATTTTGCCCCTCCTTTTAGTCGAGTGCGTTTCCGTCAACAAATGCTGTTCCAGTGTAGTAGTTACCAACGGCTGTGAAACCAGTTCCGACCATCTTGATAACAGTCGTGTTAACCGTGTCCTCAGATAACCAGTTCCCAGAAATCACGCCAGTCTGTAGACCAGCGGCACCACCGTTTGACGTAGTCAGATCAATTAGTGTCGCTTTGTTCTTGTCAACAAAGTAATTACCAACAATCTGACTAACCTGAATAGAATACAATCCAGGCCCAGTGTCCGCTGTTGCTATCGCAACTTGGTCAATCGCCTGAAACGTATTGTCGATGACTACATCATCAGTCTCACCAACACCAACAGCCGGTTCAGCGGTGTCAAAGATTATACCATCACCACCTGACCCACGAAACAGATTATGTTGGATCACCCCCTCAGAGGCAGTCATGGAATCGTCTGTATCGTTACCTTTCAAGAGAAGCAACGCTTTGGCATTGCCCTGTGCCGCGTCTCCATCAAAGACATTGTCGATATAGAAGAACCCATTTCCTTCTTGTCGTACGAGGTCAGTATCAGCCGCTGGTGCCGCGTAACGCATACAAATTGACTGAAATCCTTGCGCTGTTACAGTAAGCGCAACACCACTAGTTGGAACAATGTCAGGCTTGGCGTAGCCAAACTGTGCACATCGAAGTGTGATGTAGTCTTTCGTCACAACGATATTTTCAGCGTAGCTACCAGGGTAAGTGATGATGGTGTCACCAGTCCCACTGTGTGCCTTTGTCAGTGCCAAAGTGACTGTCTTACAAGCATCAGTCGGAGTTTGACACGACCCATTTGTTCCGTTGGTCCCATCGACGAACCAAACAACGCCGATTCTGTTGGGTATGTTATACCCCTCACCCATTTGAGGGATGCCAAAACTCGACACCCCGTGTGGGAAACGCGTCATCTGAGCAAAGCTCGGTGCTACTGCAAACGAAAGCACCAAAGCAATCAAAAACAAAAATCTTTTCTGCATCGAATCTTGTCCTCCCTAATTATTTTCACGAACTTCGTTCGGGTCAGACCGAACCTTTCCAGTTTCGTTTTCAGCTTCTGGCCCCATGTTAGCAAGAAAGTCTGCCACTCGTTGATCACGTGTCAACATCGTAGTTGCGTCGACACACTTCACAATACAAAGTAACAAGCCATCTTGCATCTGGAGTTTATCCAGAGGATACTGAAAACCACAACGGTCACAATAACTCCACGGAACACCTCGAATCCCACTATGAGATTGACTCGGCATTGGTTTCTTTTGCTCCAATACGATTGTTGTTTTTGATAATATAGTTACCTAATATCTCTCTAATAATACGTTCCTCTTTAGATAGATAATCGGTACCACTACCACCACCAACACGGCCTTCCATCATTTTAGCTATAGCCAACGCTGCTACAACTTGTCTGTGTTTACAAATCACGTGGTCTTTTATAGATTCCAAAAAAGGAATCGTTTTTTGTCCACATGAACGTAACTCATAAACAGGTCGACGAGCGTCTTTTTTGGTTGCTGTTGGTCCCAAGAAAACACCTGGAAATTTCATGGCAATCAAAGACAATATTTTAACATCAGATTGATACAACGCAACCTGAATAGTAAAAATACCGTCGGCTTTACTATGGCGACGAAAAGCCACGACCGTACCTTCACCATCGAAAAATCCCGCAAGCCACTGAGGAGTCAGTCGTTCTGTTGCTATAACTAACTCCTCATTTGTCATCTCATACACGTGGCACCTCCCGGTTAGGGACCAGGACTCCCGTAAACTCCCATCCACGAAGTGGCTCCAACCGAGAACCGTTTGTAACAAACTTGCTTCAACGACTTCGTGTCGAAATCGTCAGAGTAGTCTTCGTCCATCGGGTCACGAGTGAAGTACTTCAATTGATGAGACTCTTTGTCACAGAGAACAAACCACGCAGTGTTACTCGTCAGATAGTGACCGATGCAATACTGCAAATCCTCTGCGATCAAAGAATTGATTTGGTTTTCAGCCGTGTACGGTGCGTGAGGCGAACCTAGAATCTCGCGGGCGATCCAGCGAAGCTCCGGTGGGATCAACACGTACTTCGGCTTCAACACGACCGGAAGTCCCTGACTGTCGATCAGTCTCTCGAACGTGTCCATCGCCTGCTGTAGAGCAGTGACGGACAAATCCATGTCAACCAATGGACGATTCGGGAACGTTCCAGCCGCGGCGATAATGCTAGAAACACCAGGACCAATGTTTGTTGCACGAACGCCGCCCAGCAATGGATGCCGCGTATTGAAAAGGCTCACTCCGTCCGTTGTCGTCACGGCGTTTGTGAACCCCTGATTGAAAACGTTGAACGACTGTTGTTCGTCGGTAAAATGCGCCGAACGAGCAAGTGCTTTTGGCACCTGTTTGATGAGGTTGTACTTGTCGTCACGGAACAGCTCGAAAGATGTCCGCACGCCAAGTGCCCAAGGTAGGTGCAAATACCGCTTTGTCCCACCTTGGATAGCATCATCATACAGAACAGCCGTAGCTTCTGGCTTCTCGTTCAACGGGCCAAGCCCCGAAAATTCGACTTCGTCTTCAAATGCGTCTTCCGACTTTTCCATATTGAAGATTTTGTCGAACTCGGAATCCCGCTGCTGCAAGTCCAGCCAGTGCACGAATAGATGATGCAGTCCTGGCACCATCAACTGTGCAAATTGGCCTCTGTATTGCATAAGGCAGTTTCTCCTTTTTCGTTAATGCTCACCCATAGCTACGCAAGTAGCTGCGAAGCACTTGCTTCAAACACGAACCACACACCGCGTGGGTCATTTTCGTCGAGACGAACGACTTGAAGAACGGTATCAGCTCCAACCGTCACCTTCGCCGTATCGACGTACCAATGACCGTCAGTGTCTTTGGTCAGTCCATAGTGGGCACCAAGAGCACCCGCCGGAACTGCCACAGCACCGACCTGCGCGTGGAACAATGTGTCCTGGACCGCAACTTCGACCCCGATATGACCATCGTTCAACGGAGCACCACGGAAAATGTTTACAGCAGCGCCCTCATTCGGAACAGACCCGAAATGGGCAGTTTCAGCAACACCCGCAACAGCCAAATCGCTCGCGTCTTCGTACGCTATTCCAGCGATTCCAGCAGCAATGGTTGCACCGTCCCACTCCTCGATGTTCCCAGTGTCTAGCTGAACCGGCGTGCCCCCAATAAATGTCTGAACGGCATTCTCCGGTGGTCGTTGTACACGCGGCTGATTTCCCGATACCGACCCGTCAGCCTTGATCGGCATACTTATTCCAGTTACACTTGCCAAAGGATTGTCTCCTTTCCTTCGTAATTAACAACTACACCTGCGCGTCGGCCAAAGTCTCACGTTCTTCTTCGGTCAACCCAGGAATGTCGCTAAGAGGCGGAATGAATGCTTGAATCTTGTTACGAAGCTCCTGCGGAGCAACACCAATTGAGTTGCCTTTCTCATCCGTTGGATTCGCAAGAGTTTCTTTAACTAAATTCCGCCCCTTCTGCAAAATCGCTTGACGACTGACACGTGCCTTCGCCACGTCAGAGACGAGCTTACACGCGCCAAGATACAATTTTCGATCAATTTTCATCAACAAGACGTCACCATTGATGAAAGCGCCGTTTTTGAATGCGATACCAGGAATTTCAACGTCAGCCTCTGTCGCATTAACGAAACCAGCGAGCAACCATCGTTGATACTGCAAACCATTCTTGGCCTGACAGTTAACCCAACGTATTGCGATGTTCGGGTTCTTCAACTTGATGTTGTTAACTCCGGGCATCATCAATGGACGTGCAACAATCTCGTCACTGTCGAGCTGTGCGCCTTCGGCACGAGCATTGATACGATTCTGACGTTCGACAGAATTGCGTGGCCCACGAGGTTCCATGCTCTGATTCGTCAAAGCTTTCGGACGTTGCGCTTCTCTTGCTTGCTCAATCCGATCACGAAGTTCTTGAAGTTGTTCTGGAGTCGTCATGTTACACCACCCCCATTACAGGAACTTCGTTGCGTGACTTAACGTAGTCAGCTTCGGAAATTCCAAATTTCTTCGCATACCTCTTCTCTTCGTCAGAGAGTTGGTCACTTTTCTTCGGCTGATCGTTCGGCGGTTGGTGCCCGCCGCTTTCGGTGAAGAAGACGCCAGTACCCTTCTTTTGCATATCAAGGATTTCGACAGTATGCCGACCCTTGATAATCGCAAAGACGTTCTCGTACGTCCCAGGCGAAGCTGCCTGTTCGAGACTCAACGTATTCGCAAGAGTCTCGTACTCATTACGATACTGCCGAAAAATTGCGGCCTCAAACTTGTCACCGTTCAAGAACCGAGACTCAGCAGCCATTCGCTCGATACGAGCCGTGTTCTGAACGTTGGCAACCGCTAGAGGTGTTAGCTGCTCACGAAAGGCTGTTGCTTCATCGACAAGAACAGACGTTGGTTCTTTTCCAGTCTCTCTTGGTTTGGGTGGATTTGCTTCAAGAGACGCGAGACGCTCTCTCATTTGTTGTAACTCAGTCTTCTGAGTCTCGACAAGTTTTACTACTTCACCTGTCTTGGTCTGATACGTCTCATAATCAGCCTTCATCTTAGCCGCGTCTGCCAACTCCTGTGCTACTTGCTCCGGCGTCTTTCCCTTCAACGACTCCGGTAGCTCCGCTTCCTTACGTCCCCACGCCATGTTGTGCTCCTTCCTTTTTCTTCGCCATTTCTTCTAACTTCTTGATGTGCTCACTCAAGAACTCTTTCATATCAACGATAGACTGCACAATTTCATACGCACCTTGTGCTCGCCCAATTGAAGCAATATCACTGGATGTTCGGAGTTTGTTCAGGTTGTAATCCCGAACCATTTCCGCCCACGCTAGGAATCCCCGCGACTCCGGCTGCTCCAACCATTTCAGGACTTGATGCTTGTTCTCCAACAGCGGGTTGACCTGTTGGTTGTCCACCTGCTTGTGCTCCTCCACTTGTTACCTCCGGGACATACAATTCAGGATCGGAGTAATCAAAGTGCTTCAACACTAACTGCATCAACGAATTTGACGCCTTAACAGCGGAAGCCATGTACGCTTTGACTTCGGGTGGTGTCTGAGCGTTCGAGGCTGCTGACAACATAGCAGCGACTGTTTGATAGTGTTTAGACATAATACCGACCAACATTATGTCGCTTTGTTTTTCGACTTCACGATTGACCGATGCGCTAGGCGCAGTAATCGGAAGTGACATTGTCTTGTCACGTATAGCGCGTAGCCCCGCTTTAATCGAATCTGCCATCGAACCGAACTTTGCAAATTTATCACTGTCCAATCCGAGTGCGGCATACTGATTAGCGATCAAACGACCAACTTTGGTATGGAAGTACCGAATGTCGCCGACTGAAAGATCGGTTCTGTTATTGCCTTCCTGCAATAAGGACAACGTCCCCATAGCAGAATATACACCACGCTTATTAAAAGAGCCAGCTCCGTAGGACTGCATTGGTGGCGATATTCCACTACGTCGTTCGGCAAGCTCAAGAGTCATCCTTTCTTCGTCAATATTAACTTGAGAAGGTTCACCGTGAGACATTGGTTCAATTTCGTCTTTAATCGCAGGAAGCATCGCTGATGGAAAGATTTTGTAACCGTCGTGCAGCTTACTAAACGGATCAACACGCCAAACTTTTGCATTAGCAACCGTCTGAGCATCACGACGTTGTGAGTGAATCTGTGAATCTTCTTCCTGAAAAGAACCAAGAACTTCACAAAAGCCACGCCCAAAAAACGAACCGTCACGAGTAAGAAGACGAGCAGAAACAAATGGATCGTCTGGTAAGAAACGATAAACACAACGAAGCAACTTATTAGTTGCCATGTGGTAAGTTGCTATCACTTTGACACGGTCGTTACCTACTCCGTAGTAAGTCCAGCACTCATAAATGTCCCATTCTTGTGCTCTGTACTTGTCAGACTTAATTCCAGAGTCGTTTTCAGACTGTGTCTGTGCTGGTGAGTTTCCAGTGCGATCAGGGCTACCAAGAATTGATTTAACTATCTCTTTGTCATAAATGTCTGATGCAGCCCGATCCTCAAGTTGATAACGAAGTAGGCGACGTCGATGTGCTTTGAAATGAGCGTGCTCAATAGTCTTATCACTTGGAGAGATCAACAAGTCCTCAAACATGATCTTTTCAGGACGAGGACCGTCGTAAACGACACGTGGAACAGGCGTACTAATACCATCACCAGCAGAAACCATGAAACTCTCCATAATGGTTTCCCACGGTAATTTAATTGAACCAGTACCATACTGAATCACGTCGTCGACAAAGTCACCGTAAACTCGATACAAATCAAGCTCGTCTGGCTCGGTTGCTATAGAAGACAAGAAATCTTGTACGCCATTCTGAGCAGCCTCGGCTCGCCCCTGAAAATTGCCTTGTACCTTGGCAAGCCAAATCGGACGCACACGAAAGATTGCAGCTAACAAACGAGCTTTGAGCGTGTCACAGTGAATCCCAACAATAGGAACGACCAAATTCGACGCGTTCTCAAACGGCACTGTCTTCGTGTCTTCCGCAGGACGAGCCTCATACATCCGTCGCCACATCGGAAGTTTGTTGGTATGAAGATCGTTCAAGTCTGCCTTGATCGCTTCAAGACGATCTTTCAGATGGCCTGTAAAGTTCCTCAGACCATCACTAGTGAGTGTTACTTTGATCGGAGTAGGAAGCATTATTGAGTTGTTTTAGTCAACTCTGCAATACGCTCTAATATTGGTGTGTTAGCCGCTTTCAGCGCGTCTAACTTCGCTTTCAAGCTTTCTTTCGCCGGTGCGGTTTCAGTCCCGTTGACGAGACGCAAACCGCCCACGGGTTCACCTTCTTTCGGCTTAATCGCTGCTTTGCCTTGACTTGACGGACGCAACTCTCCAGTCTTGCTGGCATCGCTTATTGTACCTCCATGACGTGCAATGTGGTCCTGTGCATGCCGTAGTACTGTGGCAGCACTAGTACGTGGTATACCAATAACCTGCGCGTGCCAACCACACGTACAATTAGCGTGGGTAGAGTCGTAACGGTCGTGATTGACCTGCTCTTTGAACGTCACGACGTGTTTAATGCTTGTTGGTATTGCCATTAAAAATGCTCCTTTTTCGGCGCGGGGCCGGGGGAAAAACGTTTGCCGCCTTCGGCGGAGAACCTTGGGAAATACTTTCGTGCGGCAAGAATTCCCGTAGTAGGGTGGTGTCTCGTGCTTGGGCACGTTCGAACACTTGGTCGGCCACTCGTAACTTCGGTTGGTGTAATAGAATAGCTCACTGCGTTGCCCCAACTGAATATGGTCGATTAAGCTGCTTAGACGCAGCACGATTCCTCGACAACATTTGCATATGCCGTTCGTACGGAACGTGATGCTTTAGCATGTCAGGGATATACGCCAGTGCGTCGAGAATGTCGAACGTCTTGCAACGTGGGAACGTTTGATACTCTGTCAAAAAGTCTTGATTGCTGCGCTTGCACCAAAAATTACCACGCGAAAAAATTGGCTCAAGTGAGCGTATGCGCCACTCTTTCTTACGCGACGGCGACCCATCAGGCGCATCGACTTCACCTTTAAGCTCGATCACTTTGAGCGGATTTGGTTCGGTGTAATTTCGTTTCTCAATGTGGTACGCAAGATACTTCTGCGCTGCAATTGTCTCAAGTCCGAATTGTCGCAGATTCCACTTACGGGCAAGGCCGTAAATTTGATCGAGCAGTGCGTCATACGAGGCGTGCTTCGCCCAGTAGTCGAGTAAATAAAAGTCACCTTTGTCAGAAAGCCCGACGACAACAATTGCATGACGAGCACGTCCAGCGCCAGCGTTGCCACTATGATTCGGGTCGCAAGCCATAGCGACGCTCAGAAACGAAATCGGAAGATCACGAAGAACTTCACCGTTCTTAACTTCGTGACAAATGCTCTGACGCGAGTTGATATTCGTGACCTGCTCAAAATAGCGTAGCCAGTCTAGCTTGAAATCAGCGTCTTCCGGAGACATTGGATCGTTCAGGAACTGGCAACTGAACAGATATGGACCAAGTTTCTTCTTGATCTTTAGTAACTTTTCTTTTGAAAATTCCGTAGGAAGGATCGGAGTATCAGCAGGATGCTCGTCACAACAACCGCCAAGAGCAGAATGAGCCTCAAAACGGTAGTCAACTTCGTTCTCTTTCATGTGAGAGAACAAGTCGTTATAACCCCAGCGGTTGCCGACGACTATTTGGTCGTTCTCATAGACTGCGTCTTCACTCTCGAATGCTCCGACAAGCAGTTTGTGATACTCAATCGTCTTGTCCATCACTGTCGGAGACTCAATCGCCTTGCGTCCGACTAAGTCGTCTTCAACGAGGCGTTTATAATGGCGTGATTGAAGTGCGCCACCAACTCCGATAAAATCGAACGTTCCCTCGCCATGAGAGCCGCCTGTTCCGGGACGTCGAACGTGCAGCGACCCTGATGTCCACATTTCTCCAGACGTAGGCAGAGTCTCAGGATACAGTGTTCGATAGACCGCGTTGGACTGGAAGTGCCACCGTATTCGACCACCGAGCTTTGCGGCATTCGTGAGATTCTCGGAAATAAGAAGCGTGCGCGTATTGGCATCGTGTACCCGTTTCATGAAACGAATAAATTCGTCAGAGTAGCCGATCTTGTAGAACGCGTCGCAGTCCTTAGTCGTTAGAGGCAACGCCCACCACATCGGTAGCCCTTCGCTACAGACTGTCGACTTGAAATGATCTCGTGGGTACGCGATGACGTCTTTCAAATGTTCGCGCTCGAATGACCGGCAGAATCCGTAGTGAAGTTGCGTTGTAAGTCGTCGCCTACGAAGAACGACTTTCGTGAAATAAAAAAGCGAGCCAAGACCATTTAATCGGTGAACATCAGCAGCTTTTACTTCGTCTAAACCGTCGGTCGGCAAGATTTGATAAGTCTGCATAGTGAAGCTAGTTCACTGTTGGCTTTGGTACGTCTTTGACAACTGTCTTATTCTCCGCGTCAAGCTGGGACATAAGTCCAGTCGGTAACGTTACCCCTGCACCCAATGCCGCAGACTTGTCTTTGGAGAAGCTCTTGTTTGGATCACGATCAAAAATCTCTTGTGCCGCTGCGAGCTTGCTCTTCAAATCACGATTCTGTATGACTGTATCAAGCAACGCTTGCATCGCAAATGGAACGTACTTCTCGAACTTGCGTTTCAACTCGGCGTGGTCGTCCCGCAATCCCGCATCTAGTCCGGCGTTGACAGTTTCAAGAACTTGAGCTTGAATTTCAATGTACGTAGGATCGGCAACGATCCGAGCGAGACCGCTCTGCGATAGTCCAAAGTGAGACGCGATGATGCCGTCTTTGTAGCCACGTATACGCATACGCGCGATCTGCGTCATCTTGAGAAAAACTTTTTTGTGTTGTTCGTCCACGCTTCGCGTCTCCAAAGCTTCGCTTAGTAAAATCTCTTCGCCATCCGACTCTTCATGACACTGTTGTCGTGCTCAAACGAATTGGACGGCTGTGCATACGGTGGCAACGCCGGACCTGCTGGCAGTACTGGACCAGTACCAACTGTTGTGTAGCCTTTCTTGGCTTTCTCACCGCCGCCGATAAAACCAGCCAGTCCGCCAATAGCGGAGCCAATGCCAGCTCCGACTGGTCCACCAATCATTGCACCAACCTGGGCACCTGTGCTCGCCCCTTGTGCTCCGCGACCTTTTTTGTACGCCATGACTTTGTCCTTCTACTACTAGCTACGCTTGTGACTCCTGACTAATCACAAGCGTAGCTACAAGTCTGGTGTTGACATCGGTGATAAAGTAACATCATAACATGGGCGAAGCCGCGTGTCAAGTCTCTTGGCGTGCCCACTTGCCATAAGTCATTATGAATCAATGCGCTAGCTGCAAAGCGCAGCATCGCGGCGTACGACACAAATCTTCGATTCGCGCTTCGCTGTCCTATTCGCTCTGTCACTAAGTCACAATGTCCTATGTGTTCAACCCTTGGCCACTTGCGACAGTGGCCACTTGCGACAGTGTGTTTCACAGTTGATACAACGAAGTTGGAGTCAATACAAGATGGGTAGGCTATATTTGTAAGCCAGGAAAATTTTTCGAGCAGGCTCTAAATGTCTTTCGCGCTTTCTGAGTTTAGGGACCGGGGGTCGTCAGAAAACCCCCGACAGTATCTGTGAGGGATGCGAGAGACAACGAATCCCTCGTCAATGGATGGCTAAGAAAACCCTTTGGGGGGACGCTCGCCAACGACGCACCACTGAGCACGGCTGGGCTGACGGCGCGAACGGTACGCTGCGAAGCTATATGGTAAGACGATAAGTAGCAGGCGGCCACGCGACAATAAGCCACAAAGCGAACGGTGCATGGCAATAGCCAGAATAGAATAGAGTCACAGGTTTCCATTGGGGAGCATTAGCTACTCTAATCTGATTAAATCAAGAATAGGAGAACCAATGGAAAACACAGAAGGCAAAGTGACGGCGGTCGTGAATGAAAAGGAATTGACGATCATCGAACTGAACCCGAAGATCGACGTCGTCCTGACGAAGCTGCGTGAGCACGTGGACGCACGCGGTAGCTATGACGCGTTCGTCAATTCGGTGCTGCGCACGGCACTGAACGCGCAGTGCAAAGCGGCAGCACGTCTGATTCGTGCCAAGATGGGCGACGGGATTCAGAAGTGGACCACGCTTGGAATGACAGCGGAACAGATTCAGGCGAAGCAGAATGACATTCTGCGACGCTCTGCGAGTCTGGATGCGCTCGCGCTGGAGTTGGAAGACTAACGTCTTGTGTGGCAT